AATGGAATAGTTACCATTAGAGAGTCCATCATCAATAGATGAATTTCCTATAGGTTCAGACACCAAAGAAGTTGTATATTCAAATTTTATAGGAACACCATTTTCATCAAGCAAGTCATATCCTTCAACATAGTTTCCGTACATCAACCTGTTGCCCATTATTGTTTGAGCCTTTGCAAATCGAGGCACATTGTCATACAATCTTAATAATTCAGCCTCAGATAAGATTGTAAATATTTTACTGTTTGTAAATATGTACTGATAGTCTGTGTTATTAGCAAGACCTAAATTATCCTTGTCAAGTTTCTCAATAACTTTGATGATGTTACCATCTGCTTTCTTAAAAAGAAGGTCTATACCAACTACAAGAGAACTTCCTGAGTTGTATGTGATTCTTGCAGAGTTGCAAAAATTAGTCATACCCTCATTCAAAAAGCTATCAATGCTAAAACTAAAAGGATTTGGAACAAATGCAGGTTGGGACCACTGAGATGTGGCACTATACTCTCCATCTATATACTTATACCTATAAGCAAAACAAATAAATCGTGTATTTAAAAAGTTCTCCTGACCATTAGTCACAAACGGTTCTACACCCGGTGATTCTACCGGTGGTTTCTTTATAACAAGTAAAGACTCAGCACTGACTTGGTCTATGTTTGCAATCGGGTTTGGATAGTTTCTTCCTGTATTAATAAACCTTGGAGCATTGTAGTCATCGGTAAAGAAAAACAAATCATTAAGAATATCAATACCGGTAACTAAATAGCTTGGATTAAAGTTAAGTGTAGTATTTATACCACCCCCATCATCTATGCTTATAACATGATAGGTAAGTGTATTTGAAAAGATGTTGTAAGAAACTATTAAATCAAGTTTACCTGTAGCACCTACAGGAAAATTTGGGTCGTGAACAAGCCAATACAAAGTATCATTAACACCATCTTGGATTGCTCCAATACACCTTGCCTCACTACTTAATGGTGTTCCATCAATATATGACAAAGATGTAAGGGGAAGATTACCTTTAGTATTTTCAATGACTCCAACTTCAGAATTTTCAGTTGAACCCATTCTGATATTCATAGCGTCTACATATTCACCTTCAGGAAGAAGCCGTTGGTCAACGACTTTATTCATCCTACCTGCTATAAAATTTCTTGTAAAATTCGCCATTTTATTTTATTTGCTTATCCATTCCTCTCATGTTCATTAAGAGTCTGCCGGGGTGAATATTACTAATTCTGATTTTTGCGTTTCTTAATAATGCACTTCTTTCTTTTCGAGCACGAGCAATAATATATTCTTGTACACCTAATTTAGAATTTAAAATGTCATATTGAATAGAGGCATAAATATATTTTTCAAATAATTTGTTGACAGTAATCAATGAATTATCTCCACCCTCCATACCATCAGACACATATTCAAGAATACAAGATTGTCCTGACATTGACGAATCAAAGTTAATTACACCGCCCTTTCTGTCTATATTGAACGTAGGATTAAAATTTGCTGTCTCTGTGTTTAGACCATAAGCTGTGCCTATGTTGTAGTCAAAATACCACATCCCATCATAGTTCCAACCTAATTGACCATTGTATTGATTCCCTTGATTTAAGTAAATACTTTTTTTGGTCTTAGTCAATCGGTCAAAGTCAATGTTTGAATACTGAGGAGACAATGCATTACCATATTGGTCAAACAAAATTCGCCCGGTATTATCCTGAAGATAAGCCTTAGATGAAAGCGTCTGAATATTCTCAGACAATGGACGTAACCATCCATCTTTATACAATGAAATACGAACCCAATTCACGTAGTCTGAAGGTAAAATAAACCTCAGCATATCCGGAACTGTTAACTCTAATATTTTTATCTCTTTAAATGCATCGTAGTTTAATTCTTGAATAGCACGCTTTGCGTGGAACAATACTTTATAACGCTCCTCATTGTTCACTAATGAGTGATTCCCTGAGTACATTAATAAAAAGTTGTTCACGATGTCAGTCAAACTTACATATTGATATGACCCCCAATTTACATCCTCGGGTACAACACCTCCATTTTCGTAGTATTGATATTGTGATATATATGCCATATCTTATGTTTTTATGGGTTTTTTTCTTGTTGTTCTTGAGCCATACTAAATTGAGTAACTTCAGTTTCACGTATAGATACACCGCAATATTGAAGAATCCTTGTTACCAATTTATATTCATCTTCATTAGGCAACTCGAAATCTTGATAATCATTTTGTGATTGGTCAAATACAGGTTCTCCGTTAGACAACGTAATATACGTCCATTTAGGAACTTTAGGAAATCTAAAATAAGTAGCTTGAACCTGACCCTTATTGCTTATTGTATTAGGATAAACAGTTATCTCAGTTCCCTGCAATGTATAAGAAGGATACTCATTTGAAGGAGGTGTTAAATTTGAGTTATTCAAAAGAACAATTTTTGAGTTAACAACCTTTTCTATTTGTACAATGGTTGAAGAAGAAAAAACACCATATGAATTACCTGATGCTAAAAATATATTTGAATCCAATAAAATCACTGTATTGCTAACTACCGATACAACTGTAGAAACTAAGCCTGTTGTAAGATTGGTAACCACATCTCCTGCTACAATGTCATCTGTTGTAAATGTAGCTGTGCTATCAACTAATTGATTGCTTACAACAGAGGTATTAGTTCCTGTTTTTAATGTTACAGGCTTGCACTGCAAGTCTAATAAAAAATACGAATAATATCCGGTTGTAGTAGGTGTCGGTACCGAAAATCTATTGCCTGCAATTTTTGATAAATAATCTGTGCGTAAAAAAGATTCCATTGTTTCAGCAATCGGCTGCTCCATATCTGCATAATCAACACCCGATGTTCGAGCATTTTCTGCATTAATAACAGCATTATAACTGCTAAAATATTCTTCAAAGATTTCCATCTGTGCATTTTGTGCATACAAATTAAAATCAGAAGGTGAAATATATCCGTAATTATTTTTATTCAGTACAGATAATACCGTATTTCTTACTGAGTTTATCATTGGTTCTTTTTTTACAAATATACATAAAAAAAAAGAGGGTACAACAAGTGTACCCTCCTCGATAATTGGTCAATAATAAAATTTTTACTGTGCTAAAGTTGCGTCTAACATCTTTAAAGAATCAATACCATCATCACTTTGAAGGTAGTGTGCTACCATTTCGTATGGGTCTTCCCCAAAAGGAACCGATAGCATTTTCTTTTTGTTTGTTGCAGTATTAAACCACACTTCCTTTTCACCGTTTCTTAATATCAATAGTTTGTTTTCAAAGAATAAACGAATTTTAGCTTGGAACTTTAACTCCGGGTCATTCAATATATTCAAAAACTCTTTAGGGTCTCTCTTAGCGAATACCAATATGTCACGCTTTAACTCAGCAGTAGACACAGTAGACGGGTCTTTACCAAACATAACTCTTGTAAGAGTTTCGATTTGGTCAAGTGATAATTGACGTGCTTCAACTAAAGCCTCAATCTCTAAGTTTAAATCTTCAACCTCTACTGCAGCATCTTTTTCTTTATCTACTTCCGTAAAAATATTTCCATTTAAAGGATGGTAGTGTAAAAATTGCTGTAATACAGGATTGTTTTTTGGAACTCGCAAAAACCCATCTTCAAATATGATTGGTTCTATGATTGCATTTCCATCTTGCTCGTCTTCAAATGGAGACTTTTGATTTGTAGAATATCTCAGAGCACGATTAACATTGTTCTTCTCATCATACCACATTAGTGGAAAACGAGGATGATTTCTTGACGCTAACGTATAAGATAGCGGATTTCCTATTTTTAACTTGTAGACCTTGTCTACAGGGGTTGTACTTTTTGCCATTATTTTATTTAATTTAATTTGATTTAATTAAAAAAGGAGAGTGTCTTTATAGACACCCTCCCTATTACTGTCTTATCACCCGTAACGGAATAATACGAAGTTGTTTGCACCCAAGGTACATACGCAACGCTCAGACAAGAAGTTTACCTCCATTGCATCTAAGTCGCTTGTAGCAGCACCACCGGCAGAACCTGTAATCCAAGTTTTGTATCTGCGGTCTTCAGCTTCAGAAGCACGGTACCTTACGTGTAAGAAAGGACGCTTAGCGTTCTTGCCCATGATTTGGTCGTACACTGATGTAGAACCTGCAGGAACCATCAAACCTGTGATAGTACCGGTTGCAGTTGCAGCAGTAGTATTTAATCCACCACGCATTGTTGGGTCGTTTAGGTATTTCCAATCAGACTTGTAGAAGTCATATCCTCTACGGAATCCTGTGAAACCTAAGTTTAACGCCATGTCAACATCGTTGTCAAATAGACCATAAGATGCAGCACCTGCAGCGTTAACTCCGTTGTAACCGTTCAAAGTAGCCAACATATTGTCAATGTCGAAACTTAAACCACGATTAACAAACACTACGTTCTCTTCGATAGCACCTTGCTTATCTAAGCGAGAAACGATAGAATCCCAATCAGAAAGGCTTGTTGGAGTACCACCACCCCATACGTTACCACGATTGTTTACAACGTAGAAGATACCTTCAGAACCGATGTAACCTGCAGTAGCAGCACCTGAAGAGGTTGCAGCAGGAACTGCTTCAATCATTGAGGTCTCTAAGTAATCTTCAAAACGAAGACGAGTCTCGTGTTCTGATTTCAAATACCAAAGGTATCCTGTAGCACCATTCTCGGTAGTTACTTCAACCCATCCGATTTGAGCCATGTCAGAACCGTTAACCGCATACTTATCTTTAATGATAATCGGGTTGTTAGAGTAGATGTCATCCTCAGATTCCAAAGAACCAACCATTCCGTTAGTACCTTTCTTGAACTCAGAACCATAAATAAATACAGTACATTGAGTAGAAACTGCGAAT